CTCGATTTTCAATTGCATTATCATTAACATCTACACCAATGATAGGAACATAAACATCACGTGGTACATGGTGACGCAAACATTCACCTATTGTCTTTTTACGATGACCACGATTATAATATATTTGAATAATCCCTCGTAATAACCATCCTTGTAGAGTTCCACTCCAATCAGCTTTAACTAATCCACGCGGACTACCCATGGTTTCCTCCCTACTTAATTTTCACCTCATCAAAGATGAAAATACCTAACAAATCATACGGTATGATATGACCTTTCTGTATCTCCCGCTTAACGAATGCCTTGAGTGTTGACGAATGTACAGATTCGTTGGTGTAATACTCAATTTTATTATCACTGAGTAATTGCATGACAGCTAATCGCCGTTCATGTTCATGCATCCCAAATGTAATGTCAATAATAGACTTAACCAAATCACCATGACCCTGTTCCTCGAACCACTGCAAAGCTTCCAGTCGTTTCTCGTCTGGGATTTTGGCGGTATAGACTGTCTTACGTTCAGCTCTGAACGGTGGGTGGTTGCCGTCGGCCTCAACGTCAATACCGGTTATCCCGACTTGACTAAACAAATCGGTTAAATCGTCACGTTCAATGGTTTGAATTCGTTTACTTAGTTCTTTAATACGTTGTTCTAGGTCATTTTTCTGGAGGTAAAGATTACGAAGCTCTTTTGCCTTATTCTTGACAACCGTTAGATCTATTTGTTCTGGTTCTTCAGCAGCAATGGCGTCCATAAGCTCTGTATGATCGTTATTGTCCATCGGTGTCCTCCCATGGAGCAATGCGTATAATACACCATACAGAAAGTTCTGGCAAGTAAGATTATTATATCTTGTGGTTGTTTCTTGAATGAGCAGATTGTAAGAAATGCGACCTTAATCGCATTTCCTACGATCTACTACTTAATTTCTGCAACCTCCTTTTTCAATATTTCAATAAATTCTGGTCCATACTGCCTGAACCGAGCAAATGGGTCAGTTTGCGACCTTTTTTGTGGGTGCTCTTGACGATACTTACGATCGTCAGCTTTTTGCTCCTCTGTGCGTGGTATGATCCGACGCACATATTTAAACGTACCGGAAAATGGTGTCAGTGGTTGACTATCTTCCGGTAGTTTGCCTTCAGCCAGTGCCTTATCTACAACTGCGATAAGGTGTGGATCTGAGGTTTTGCCTACGCGTCGAACGCCTTGAAGGTTATTGAAACTGGCGTTGCCCTCATTGTCTACCCTGACACGGGAAACGTTGGGAGGAATACCATACTTCTTCCAGAGATGTTCTTTGAATGCTCGCGCTCGCACACACAAGCTTTCGTTAGCAAGATGTAGACGAAGATGGTCCATTGTCGGAGTGATATCAGTTATAGTGACTTCACCAGTTCCATCAAGCTCATTTCGTCTAGGTTCAATAGTTTCTCTATCTGTGGCCATATATCGGCCCTCCTTAAATACAGAGCCCATAAGATGAGTTCTTTGCGTGATAGGCTCTGTATATCTCTCACACAAGAACGTGGCCCTGCTTCTATCGGTGGTGGTTCTAAACCACGATTAGCACAAGACCAATTCGCACGTACATTAGGATGCCATGTACCTATTGATTTGCCGTCTTCTACCCAAGTTGCCCCAGGTTCTACGGTCTCAGCAAGGGTGCTACGTAGCACCCTATCTGCGCGAACAGTTTGCACACTAAGACGTTTACGTTCACGCATCTTTTTTAATTTTTGTACAGGATCTGGATCATTTGCTATTTGTAAAAGCTCCTTTACACGTTCAAGCGAATATGGACTATTCTGTTCAACATAGTCCTTCCAGGTTAAACCCTTGCCAAATTCACCGCTTTTGAACCGTACCTTGATATCATAGTAGATACGTGCTGCTTTCAACACGTGGTCTTCTGACTGTTTTGCCATGGTATTTAGTTCATTCCATAGCTGTACTTCTGTTTTTAGTGTAGGACTTAACATATGACGTTTTCCTCCTGTTTACTTTAGTAAACGCAAGTGATTTCTTAGTTTAGTCCATACGTCTATTACTTCTTGTATTGCATCAATTAGTTCTTGCGACACATTACCTTTGAGAATATTACAATCATAATGATTGCCACCACAATCTGCCAGAGAATATTCTCTTGCTAAATAAGCATAATGTGAGAGTAAACCATGTAATTTTTTTATTTCTTCATCGACAGGTGGTAGTGGAGACATATCCGGCATAGGACACAATGGATGTATTGGTTCTGGTGCTGGTTCCGGCTGCGGTTCCGGTACCAGTTTCCGCCGTTCTCGCATTAGTTCTATTGCTTCTCGTTTTGTGATTTTAGGATTGTCAGCAACAATTTTGTAGCGGTCAGGATGAGTTCCCAAAACATAAGCAGTCCAAAAGTAAGGACGCCCTATTTTTTGAGGCCAACACTCTACTGCCCATCGCAATTGTTGCAACCGGTTGCAACTTTTGCCGATATCATCGGCGTATTGCTGAAGTTTATCTTCGCCATAATCTTTTACAACCTTGGTGGCTAATTCACCAATATCCCAATTCATATTCTGCTGTTTATCAACGAGTTGGCATCCTTGCTCTACTAAATTTTCATAGCTAGTCACTAATTTCAATTCAACAACACCCATCATAGTTTCCTTTCATGCGCCGTATCTGCATGGTTATTCTGCATCCAAGTCAAGCTTCTTACGCTTGCGGCTGGCTGCAATGATTATCATTTTCTTTCGTTTGGCGTTTTTGATAGCATTATCAAGCCCAACATACTCACGAACTCTGGGCTTAACCTGCCCGCTATCTAAACACTCAAGCATTTCATCCAGTAACCCTTTAGGCTCTTTCATATCACTTTATCCAGCACTCAAGTAAAAGACTGGGATTGCAATCCCGGTAGTGGCTGGCTGTTCCCCATCTTTCGATGGGCCAGTGATGAAACATATGGGTGATACATTTGGAGGCAGTTCACCGCAAACGATCCTAGCTAGGAATCTCTCCAATGCAGCCCTGCAACATCACTCTTAGCTCAGGGTTGGTGCTTTCCTAAGCACCTAAATACTATAATAGCACAAGACGTTATAGATTGCAAGCAGACTATTTATTCGGAGTCATCAACCGGGAAACCCCGCCAAAGCTCTATTGGACGATTTGATTTAACTTCTTGAGCACAGTCATCACAAAGAAGCGGTTGGTCATCTGACAATGGTTTCTTACAGAATTGACATTTCCTATCAGTCGTCACTTACATATCCTTTAAGAAACTCTTTGGTCCTACAACCACAGCGATTGAGCCAACTAGATGATCATTTATTCTAGTTTGCTCTGTCGTTGCAATTACAGACTTAGCCCATAGCTTCGTAGCTGTTGCATTGAATGGTAGATTAAAATGAGGGAGCTTACCTTCTTCATTACAGAAGGCTATACATGGAGTTCCTTCATATGTAGTGAAATATGGAATTAGTTCTATCCATCCTTTAACAATATCTTTAAGATCCTTTAGCTCGGGAATTTTGGTAATTTCTTTTTTATCAATCTTTCCATCAGGATGTATGGTTATAAGCTCTGGCATTGATTCCTCCCGGGAAAGGAGCCCCCGAACCGGCCCAGTCTCCGGATGTGCAAGAGACCAGACGACTATGGGATTTCGGCTCGGGGGCTGGTGCGGAACAGGAAAAGGTTATAACCCGTTCAACGCACCCTAAACCACAGCATAGCAACCCGCAGCAAAGAACACAACTAAGATGTTTTATCAGGGTCTATTCTGGTAGAGTTTGTAATCCAGTACTCTTGCTATGGTAGAGTTTGTAATCCAGTACTCTTGCTAATAGACCACCATAAGTACGAGGTTGACTGTAAGCAAGGCTATTAAGAGTGCGCCACATGTTATTCATATTATTAGTCCAGTCTTTTTCTCCTATAGAAGCAGCGTATTGTCCACAAGGACATACTCTGTTATCGTGCCAATTGTATTTTTCATTTCTTAGCTTTGTTTCAAGCCAAGCAATGAAATCTTCTAGTGACGGCTTGGTCCATTGATCTCTCGCCAGCATTTTACTTCTCCTAGTTTAGAGATTGGGTTACTCGCTCACAGTTTGCTCTTTCATGTCACTCCTTAATGTTTGGATCCAGAAGCTATGAAAATTAATCCGGCATCCTTAATAATTCGCATAACATTGGCATGATTTACAGCAAATTGTGCGAATGGAGTGTCGTTATTATCGAATAGAACGATATGAGCATTGGGACATGTAGGACACTTATAGACCCGAAAATAACTAGCTTGTGCAATCGGGTCTGGGAAGTCTGAAATATCTAGGATTTCTTTTGTCATGAGTGTGTGTATCCATCTGTTTCGATTCCAAGCCACATCCCTTTCCAGGGAACCATGACGCAACCACTCTTATCAAAGTAGGGTTGGACAGTTGCACGAAAGCGTCGGTACTGAGTAGACGACACACTCACTAAATTTCCTTGTCCTTTATGTGTTACACGAGTAAACGGAGTTTCCCACGACGGAAAATCTCGTTTGAACACAGCGAACAGTGCCTTGCGCTGAGCCTTCGTCAGTTTGACCATAGTCGTTACGTTTCCTATATAATGCGTATAATACCACATGGTTACATGATGCACAAGCAGATAAGCTATTCAGCTTGTGTTCTTGTAGTTCATACATTATACTATAATGGTACAGGGGGACCACGTACATGAAATGGAAAAAGCGCGCCAAGCAAATCGCTGAACTTAAAGCGAAACATGGAAAAGACCGATCGCTTGCCCGTTCGTTTCCTGACCTTTCAATAGAACACAACGTCGCTCCGCTATCTAACCGGTTGAGTACTCCACCCATTCTTAAGAAAGATATATTGGAGGCGATTCTGGGGCCAGGATTCACAATATCACATCTTCATAAGAGTGGTTATCAAGTTTTACTGACGAGTGAAGCTCCAACCTTTGGGAAGAAAACATGAGCGAACTAGTATATCTACGAGCTTTCAGTGGAACCGAAGTTCAAATCTGGCATGGACCTCCTTTTGTGGGAGGGATGAACTACATGCTTCAAACCAATAGTCTTGGGAACCTTATGTATCCATCTGTTGGAGGTGAGCGAATCATCAAGCGTATCAAAATCAAAGATGGTGAAGAAAATTTGGGAGTTGATAAATTGAAGGAGATGTACCCGCTATGAGAGCACTAATCATAGTTGCATTGTAGCACATCACACTTTAAAGTATGGGTGCGCTATGGGGCGCACGAAAGGAATTATCATGATTTGGGACACAATTCCAAATACCAGGGACGTCTTTATAACCGACGTTCCTGGCCTTGGCAGATATTTGATTAAGCGTCCAGTCAAGGGCTGTCGTCAATTCCGCCTGTACCTTAACAATAGAGGCACCTCATACTTCGGTACAGTCGATCAGCTAAAGAAAACAGTTGATCGTATTATCGCCCAACGTATCATGGTTAGCAATGAAACAAGATAAATCAAATGTTTAAAATCGGTGATGTACTCGCACACAAGATGGAGAGGAAAATGGCAGAGAAATATTGGACCGGAAATTTAGGGCCTAAGGATGATTTTGGCCGCCCATATGGAGATCTTATGTACGATGGAAGGACAAATATGGGACCTTGGGCAAACATGAGCCATGATTCATGGATGATGGTTGGAGTCAAAAAGCTCGGCACTGGTTACGGTCAGAAATATAGGAAACAGGCTGATGGCCGTTGGCTGAAGGTGGAGGGCTAATGAAAAACTATTTCGACGACCCTTCTGTCCCTTTACCTATCGCCGCCTTACTGAACGAAATTCAGCAAGGCTATATGAAACAATGGGAACGCAGAGAGGACCACATGCAAGTTCCATTCATGAGATGGTGCTTGGACCCAAAGGGGAGAACTCAAGTATCAGTTAATCCAACGCGCGTTGATTGTGTCGAACATTTTTCCGAAGCATTCAAGGCCGCAACAGGTGAAGAATTTCCTGCGGCAAGCAAGATTATCATGAAAGGCAAACAGGAGTATCTAGTCCAGGGTGCCTTGGACGATGTGATAGAACAGTTGAATGAGCCAGGATAAGATGTACTATAATCTAAGACGAATGCCTGATGGCTACCGGATGGTAAAGTTTGATGACCTCTACAACGTAGAGGCTGTTTACAACATCAGGTTCTACCGTGGGCGCTTTTATTGTGACTGTCCTGCTTCTAATAGACCCGACTGTAAGCACCGACAAATGATTCCAATTTTCAGCACACATCGTGCTACGGATACCGGGAGATTCTTCTGCTACGATACAGGTGAATGGACACCAGCACTAACCAAAGGAGAAGTACCATGAACGAACAGAGACGGAAAAAGCTTGCTGAGGCACAGAATCAATTAAATGCAACGAAAGCTATAGTTGAGGAAGTGCAAGGTGAAGAACAGAATATTATTGACAATATGCCAGAGGAAATACAAGCCAGTGGAAAGGGTGAAAAAGCTCAGACTGCTATTGACGCAATGCAAGAAGCTATTGATGCAATTGAAGGAGCAGTTGAGAACTTAGACACGGCGAGTGAATAGATGGCAAGGATATTAATAATTAACGACGAAATCCGTGCCAAGATTGCGGAAATAGTGGCATATGCTGAAGCTCATCCAATTCCATGGGAGGTACTGTGCGAAGCTGCGCTAGGTGAAAAAGTTAAACATCTAAAACTTACAGATAGAAAGCCAGGATTTGAACGTCCACCTAGTCAACATTTGCTTATTCCAGTCGGTTTTCGCGCAGCATTCAGTGTAGAAGAACAACCTGTCGGATGGCTGCACCATCTGTCAGTGTCAGTAGATAAACTAGGAAAACTACCATCGGTTGAAGCAGTAAGAGAAATCTCTTTAGCCTATGGAATGAAAAATTGGGACCGTGTCTGGACCGAAGAGTTTGATCCAGGTCATAATGCCATCAACATTCTTGAACTGTACCGACCACGAACGGAGAATAAGCAAAAATCATAGTTGCATTGTAGCACATCATACGCTATACTTAGTTGATGGGTTGTTATGGGAATACCCATTAAAGGAAAATATCATGGGACGCTCTTACTACGATGACAACTTTGGTTTCTATGAAATCAGAGACCAAGATGATGTCGACTTCTACCACCAAGTCCAACGCGAAAGCAGAATCAAGAAATGTCAGGGCTGTGGCCGGAAGGTTAAGCTCCGTCCTGACTATGCCTACTGCAACTCCTGCGCCGATCGTATGGAGCGAGGGGGAGATTTTTAGATTGGTCTACCGCAGAACACGAACTGCTACTGAAAGCCCTGGATAGGGAGCTTATCGGCCCTAGTCAGGCACCCCGCCGCAGCAATGAGTACGGTCTTGAAGCCACCGATGCTCAGGATGCGGCGGGACTTTCTTAACCAGGGGAATAAAATGAACAAGGATGACCTCGAACTTCTTGAAAGGCTTGTGGACAAGTACAATCTTGTCGAAGTTGTCGATGGATTGGAAACCATATGCATTGAAAAGGCTGAGCATATTGCTCATTACTGGCAGGATGTAGCCCTCGCCAAACAATGGATGTTCCAGAGCACCTTGCTGAAGGTATTTAACATAGGACTAAGGAGGGAAACATGAGCTTACGATCATGTACATGTGGTTCTGGGCTACCACCAGAGAGCCAGTTCGATGGATACAACATTTTCTTGTGCTACACTTGTTCCAAGTGCTACGCAAAGAAGATGAAAGGATATCGCAGCGATATCCATGAGCGGTACGAGTGTGACGAACCAATCGAGCCGGAATGATGGATAAGCAATTTAAAATCAAATGGATCGACCGTGGGCGTCCGCCCAATAACCCACCAAACCCAGATTTTCCAAATGGGCAAGATATAGATAGCTGGGCTCGTCCAGCTTGCCGAGTTGAGTTACCATATATGACTCAAAAGAATGTTGGATACTGGTATGTTGAGTGTTTGTTGTGTAGGACTAACGTACTTATCACCATGGCCAGTCGCCCTGATGATCCGAAAAGCGTAATGCTTCCATGTAACACTTCTATGAAAGGACAAAAACATGACTAAGCATATGTTCGGTTGGAGTTACCCGCCTGGAGCGGCAAACGATCCCAATGCTCCATGGAATCAGGAAGCTGGTCCATGTGCAGTGTGTGCCAAGTTTGAGGATGATTGCGTATGCCCTGAATGCCCAATTTGTAGGATGCAAGGTGATCCTGCGTGTTACTTTGATACCCGGGAGACTAAACGCCCGACAGGAGTTGCGGGGCATGGCTTGAAGTTGAATAGGAAGCAGCTTATTGGGCGTGCTGAAGCTGAGATTAAACGGCGGCACGAAGAGGCAGTGGACGCCGAGCGTTACCTGGAGTATCTGCAAGATGGTGAGTTCAGCGACGACATGGCTGACAATCCTGATCCTTGGAGATAGGGATGATTCTATCCCCACCAAGAATAGCTGCGGTCCTATTGGCCTTGCTCATGGCAGGGCCAGTAGTTTTCTTGGGGCGATACATCAGCTCTCATTCATATGTCATCCCTAAGACTGAACCTTTAGAAACTGGTGATTATAATAAAGCTAAGAAAGCAGATAAGGAGAATTTAAAGAAATCATTTGATGTGGTTAAGGATATGGTATGGGATGAAGCCACCACTACTCATGTAGTCAAAGCATTCCCAATCAAGCGTGAGCCTACCGTCGATAGTCCTAAGATTGAGGAGCGAGTGCGAGAGATACAAGAAATTCCTAAGAAATTAGTTGACCGGAATGAGGAACCACCGCACGATGTTTGTCAAAAGGATGGTGGACATAAGGTCAAGCATGGACGATATGGATGGCGATGTGTGTATCCACACGAGCATCGTCATCATCACAGAAGGAGGCATTAATCGGCTTGCATTCTACGTAGCATTGTGCTATTATATGTTGATGGCTGTTTATGGGACAGCCTAAAGGAGACGACAATGACAATTCAACTGAGGTATGATAACGAGTTCCGACGCTACGTGCTACGGGATTCGAAGCTTTGCACCGAAGATAACAGCTACGAGATGGTAATCGACCGTGGCTGGGATGGTGAACGGTGGTATCGCTATTCGTTCATCGCTTGGGTCGATGGCGAATGGTATCATGCTATTACCCACGCCGAGTACGCCGCTCGTGTCCAGGCAATCGAGGAAAACGAGGGCGATGAAGCTGGAAAGATTTGGATGCAGCACCAGAACCAAGTGTGGGTGCTACGCGACAATCATCCAGTGTTCGCGCTGCGTAAGCGGTGGGAAGCCATGATGGAATTGGAACTGTTTGACATCCCGGTCAACCATGGTGAAGGTCCAAGCAAGCCGCTGAGTGCCGAGTGTGTGGACAAAATGGCCGCATACCGGGATGAGTGGCAGCGTCAGGAGACTGGTATGGAGGATATCGGGACTGGCATTATGACGCATCGCCTCGAGAAGGCCGAAATGGACGATAACCCAGGTGAGTAGTCAAACACGATTCTTGCTACCTCTAGTCTGGGCAATGCTGGCAACAATCCCAGCATATGCGGAGGAACGTATTCGCCCAATATGCAAGGAAGAGAACAACACGCGACAATGTTGGGTCCCGCACGAAACTACTCCACAGCGTCTAACTCCAGTTCAGCCGCCAGTGGTGCAGCAGCCTTTGCAGACTTATGCGGATGTTCCACCTATGCCTCGGCCAGAGTATCATGGCCCATACCCCAATCCCCCGGGATATTATGGCCCGCCTCCCAGCTATTTTCAGCCGGGGAATATTCCTGGACCACTTGTCATATTCAGGTTTGGGCCATTTAGGTTTGTGATTCCATGAGTTGCAACCAGGGAGATAGTCATGTGATATAAATCATAGTCTATTGGTTCCCAGGGAGTTTCGCTGAAAGGCGGGACTCCTTTTATTTCAAATAACTAATCTGCTTGCATTCTACGTAGCATTGTGGTACATTTAATTACCCGCTTATGGGAGCGGTTAAAGGAGCTGACTATGAGAATCGTGGTAGCAGAAGTGAAATGCCCTACATGCGGGGCAGAAGAAATGCACCCTGACGGAAAACATGTCCTCATCCGTGGATTTAAGGTGGAGACCAATGGGCACTGGTGGTCGCAGTGCTTGGTCTGCGCTGGATTCTACGATAAGAACTTGGTTCCGGTTGCCACTGGCGATAAGCAGAAAGGATGGTTCTAAATGAAACCCCACATTTTCTACTTGGGTGCACTGGACACTTTGTTCATGGTTATTATAGGAGGGTGATGTGGATTCAGTTATCGGTGTACTCTTACTGCTTTCATTCTTATTTTGTATCTATTTCATGCCAAGTATCATGGCGTGTGGTAGACGACATCCTAACGTCACAGCCATTATTGTGATTAATCTTTTCTTAGGTTGGACATTCTTAGGATGGGTTATCGCTTTGGCATGGGCTGCGACCGCCACGCATCAGCAAGTGGTGGTGATTCATAAGACAGAGGGACAGAAATGAAACTAATAATCATGACAGTTGTGCTGATGGCTGGGGTAGTTGTAGTCACGGCGCAGACTCAAACTTGTACGACGAACTGTACTGATTTTCCTAAGGGATATCACCAGTGTGTGACGAGATGTCGATAAAAGATTACCCTGACACTACTTGGGCCACAGATGTATGTAAGATAGGACATGGTCATACCTGTTGTCGATTTCTTACAATGCATCCTGATGGGTGGTCATGTGAAAAACATTCACCTTTGGCTGATTTACTGACCCAACGAGCTTTAGCCGGAGAAATGAATGCTCGCGGTGATAACTGTCCAGGAAAGGATAGTCGGTAATCCTTAGTTGCGTTCTCCGTAGCATTGTGGTATGCTAGTTAATGGCCGCTTATGGGAGCGGCCTGAAAGGTAAACCACAATGAGCATGAAACAGGCCAGGAAGGAGTTAATGTTGATCCAATTAGAACTGGGTCACCTCATCACTCCTTATTTTTCCATGTTGTTAAACAACGAATGGGAAGAGGTAGTGGCTAAAGACCCGTCAGGCGTACAAGCCTTGAATTGGGCTAAGGACCTACGGGAACGTTTAACACCGATGGCATCATAAGGGGGACAGGATGTCAAAGTGGTTTGAAAAGTTAACAAGTGAGCAGGTGAAAGCCCTACTGAATCAAGGCTATTTAGTGAAAGAAGCTGGCCTGTACGAACCAGATCATGCAGGAAACACCAAATTCATTCTCTGGATGGGCCGTGGTCTGTACAGACTAACCCCGCCAATGGAAGGATAGACCAATGTACCTCGTAGAGCTAACCAAAGAGCCTGTTATCAATGTCTTCCGTGAAGGGTTTTTCCCACGTTACATCCGGTACAAGCTGGATGCGGAGAGACTAGTCAAGGAAGTTCAAGCCAAGGGTGGCGATGCAAAGATAACCAAGGCGAAATAATGAGCGAGAAAATACGAGCTCATTTCCGGCACATATTGATGCCGTGTTGCGGACATCTTCTATGTTGGGTGAACACACGGATACCGAATTATTGCCCGGAGTGTGGGAAGTTCGTATACGCCGATATCAAACAGGTGAAACCCGAGTGCATTTTGGTATCTGATCCTAATGCTTGGGTCACCTACAATGCTAGGGTCACCTACAGCGATTAACCGGGAGGAGGACAAAATGGTGGAACAGAAACCTCATAGGTATGCGTTCAAGTCACGTCATGATTACAAAGAAGGAATCAGTGCTTGGGTAAGACGCTGGAAACAGTGGCGAGCTGAGCGAAAAAGAGCCAAGCGAAAGAAGTTAAGAGGAAGACGATGAGTAAGATAACGGCGATCATTGATCTCAAAGAACAGATAGATGGAGAGGGAAATGGTATTATATAGATGGTCACAAAATTCCAAGTCTGAACCCAAAGCTAAAAAGAACATGATGATGCGACGTGCAACTACGAAAGCGACTGCGAAATATGGGACCGGGGGTGTCAAGAAAACAGTCGGGGCACCGAAGAAAATCACGTTGCCCAAGCTCAAATTCATGGAGGATGATGACATAAAGTGACCTGTGCATAGAATATGGGATTAGCTTGCAGTTACATATTCATAAGCGTATACTTATGGAAGCAGGCACACCATGCAAGGCGAAGTTTACGACATTCGTTCCAAACGAAGGAGAATTACATTGGCTGAATATATTGGAATGTTGGACACGTTACAGAAATATTTCGTGGAGGCCCGTCGCTTGCGCGGGGATAGTATTTACCGGAAATCAGAGACTTTATTACACGAAATACGATGGAACGCACGGTTTAGTGCAAAGTTTCGTGAGAATTCACATGATACATTAAAGACTATCTTAGATGAAGTGTACGAGGATATTGTGGAATAAAAATGATTTGTTGCAAGAATATGGCGTTTTGGTGTACAATATATGTTCTTCCACGGTCTTGAAAAGCTATGCTGACATAAAAATCCGCTCCCCTGTTGCGAGAGGAGCGGATTAAGGCAACGTCACCACAGGTAGGAGTGCAATGACGATAACCGACCTTAACACATACCGCGCTGAAAAGCAAGCCGACACGGCACAAAAATTCCTCACAATGTATCGGGGGAATGAACGGGGTCATGGATGGGCTGATCCCAAGGGTGCTGTATTTGATACTCTGAAACGAAAATGGATATTCAAGCCTGGATGCTTAGGATGGAAATGGGGACCAACCACGGTTGAAGATTGGGAAGCCCACTTTGCCGGGAATACGATGTTGGGCATTGGCCCACTCTTGGACGATGGGACATGTTACTGGGGATGTATAGACGTTGATAAAGTCGGCGATTTTACTCATTATGATTTTGATGTCGCAGAAATAACTCAAAAAGCCAAGCAAATTTGTTCTGCTTTTGTTCCCATAAAGAGCAAGAGTGGAGGATTACATCTATTTCTTCACTTCAAGGTGCCCACTAATGCGGGCAAAGTGATGGACGGATTGAAGATGTTTGCTGCCCGCATTGGGATTGCGGGGAGCGAAGTATTTCCTAAACAGCGGAAATTATTAGTTGAAGAGGGGGACGCACCATCATGGATATTCATGCCATGTTTCGGCAGCAAACGATGACCGGGAGAATTATATGGCTTCCGACGACGATGGCGATAATGAACATCGTGAATTCCCAATGGGACACAGCAGCCTCAACGACCAAGGAGGCGAATATTTACTTGAAGAACATCTTGCTATATTCGGCGAAACGACTACGACTGAAAATGTATTTGATAAACCTGATAAGGCATTTCAGCGTTCCCGATCCACGTATAAGAATACCGGGAAGTGGATAGCGGAAACTGCGACGATCGAAGAGACGTTTAAAGATGGACCAATATGCCTTGATACGATTGCTAAGATCAATGCTACTTCAAATCAACATAATTTCTTGGTCGATTGTGCAACGTTTTTCAAGAAGAAATACCCAGATAATTGGGATGAACCGATGCAATGGGTGAATGTTAATGTCTTACGACCACCCGGAAGTCCAGACAAATTGAAGGAAATTATTCGTACTGTCAAGGATAAACAGTATTTCCCGCGATGTCATGAAGAACCAATGGCGTCGTTTTGTCATTCAAAAGCTTGCCGATTACAGAAATATGGTGTCGGTGGTACTGATACTGAAACTGGTAAAGATTTAGCTATGACGATCGTTAATACTGTTCCTACAACGTATTTCGTAGGCAATGGTGGTGATGGTGATGATGGCAGTAGAATACGGTTGACTGCTGATGAACTATTAAATTTGAATAAATATCAGGTGAAATGTTTGGAACATGCACGCACTGGGTTTCCGGTTAATGTCACGGCTAAAGAATGGAAGAATCAAGTAATCGGCCTTATAAATGATTCAGTAATGATTGAACCGTCTGTACTGTATCGTAGAAATGTTAAGGAATTAGAGGCTTTAGAAAGATATTTTTCGGCTAATATTCCTGTTTGGGTTCACACTCGTGGTGAAGAATTTTTAAACGGAAAGTCAGGTGATAATGTTCGCATTCGTGTAAAAGAAGAAAAGATTTATTTTAAATGGGATAAATTAGTCTATTGGTTAGAAAAAGCATTTGGTATGCGTCAGCCTGGATTGGATAGTATGCGTGCGTATATTGATACTGAAGCGACATATTATTCAAGGGACCAGAAACGTGATTGGTTTCGGTGTAGTCATTCGTTGAGGTTTGAGGTCTTTGATGAGAATGTAATTTATCATTGGTTACATCCTGGTGAGCCTGAAGAAACTTGAGGCAATACATGAGTAATGATGGTTGGGGATTGCTGAAAGTAAGGCCACAGAACCAGATGAAATATCTGGAATATATGGTCGAATATCATCCGGGGTATGAGTTTTATTTTCCGAGGTATGGCCGGGTGACTCGGCCAGCGGGTCATCGGCGGACGAAAATTGTGCCGACCCCAGTGTATCCGGGATACGTGTTTGTCCAACTTGGCTCGGAACTTCGATCGTTATTGTCGAGCCCCATTCGTGTTTATTTCGTCCGGTTTACCGGGAGGTATGGCAAGGTTGGTCGTATATCGGTCGTTCAAGAGGAGGTGATAAATGAACTAAAGGCGAGGGAGCGGCGCGGCGAGTTGGTAGAGGAAGTGGTGGTCGAAAATCCGTATTTACCGGGACGTAAAGTTCGTGTAATAACTCCAGTCGCGAGCATAAATGGGGTGTTGGTGATGTGTACACACGGCAAAACACGAGGGGTTGTGGATACTGGTTTGGGGACCTGGGATGTCCCAATTCATCAGGTGGAGCTCGTATAATGGTTCAGATAGTGGCTAAAATGTGGCGGGAATGGGGTGGAAATTGTGGCAAGTGGTGTACACCGGGATGTGTACATTGTGTGTACATCGATGTACATTTGTCGTTGATTCTGTACACATTGTACACTTTGTACACGGACCTGGGTCGTTGGATTGTCTGTTATAAGAAGCATCTAGTGTACAGAAAAGTACATCGTAAACCGGACAATGTGTACGTTTTGCGATCCAATTCAACCCCCTATACGCGGGCGCATGGAAAATGTACACAATGTACACGATGTTCACACAATTTTTCTCTCACACGTCGGCGCGCATGTGCACATCATGCCTACGCCTCCTACCATATCATTTATGCACCAAATTCCAGAAATCTTCAAACGACGAAAAACCTCCACTCCCGGTCGTCGTTACGTTTCCTGTCTTTACGTTCATTTCCAGACCCCAAACCCGAAAAAATTGGGGACCAAACCGATCCCCAATATCCCAACCACCCGGTCCTACCCGACCCGTTTTCTAACCTTTCGGATGGCTCGCGGCACCTCAGGAGGATCACTGTACAGATGCCCGTCAATCTCGACATACGATCCTCCCCATGTGAACAACCACCGAAGATGCTCCATCCCCTCCGCATCACCAATACCGTGAGGACGACCGAGCCTCAAAAGCTCACCAACCGTACTCGTATCCACCCGGTTAAACGTGGGTCGCAGAACCTTTTCGTAGAAGTGCCACCCCAGACCCTGATACCTCCACGGATTTGTACCGGACACCAGTTTGACGCTTGCGTCCAACGAAAAATCAGGTTGGATCCGGAACGCCTTTCTATGTGCGTCCAGTTCCAGTGGTCTTCCGGCCATGTGCGCCTGAGGCGCGACCGAGATCGTCTGATATCCTCCAACCGTCGGGGTGGTGTCCTCCCTGTTAACCTTCACGATCGCCTTGCTCATAACACGTCTCCTATGCGTAATTGTAGCATTGGGAGGTTGCATCTTGCAACCCCCCATATGCAATTCCTAGCTTACTGCGGAAATGCCGTACCAACGTACCGGATGGCGGCCACCAGAATCTCACGACCATTGATCGTGACTGTTTGTTCCGGGACAAACGACGACCACACATCCGTGACGGATTCAAACAACATATCATTTTTGTACGCTGCCGCCATGACTTCTGACCAATCCTTATTGGCATTGAACCATGCTTCGGCTGACACGATTTCTGCATCGCTGAGTTCGTACAAGCGACCCGGCCGACCATCCGCTGCTGCCATTGGATTGCACATATCGGCTGCAAAATCAGCGACCTCTTCCCAGAGGAGGTGATCGGCAACGCTTGGCAGGTGATTTGCCGTTAGATTTCCCAGTTCATCTTGATCGTTAGAGTTCCTGGATGAATTAAGTTCCGCGAGCCGCGCACGGATGGCGGAATCGATTGCTACGGAGTTCATCGTCTTGATCCTTTGTTTGCTTCTTGACCACGTTGGCGGCTTGCCAACTCAACAAATAATAGCACAATGCTACGCAGATTGCAAGCTTCTCTCACATATCGTCGGGCGATGGTCGTTACGTTTCCTCATTAACTCTTGAAAAGATTTCAAGATCGTACGACGTCGTTGTATCATCCTCCCGGTCCATGGTCCTTGGTCCTCGATCTGTGATCGTTACGTTTCCTCGTCAGGATCATGAAATCTTTTCCAGACCTTCAAGACAAAAAGAAGGGGAGCCGAAGCTCCCCTTGTCGTTACGATTCCTTAGAACCAGATGCTCCACACGAGGAGCGTTAGAAATGCTAGGGTGAATGTCATACCTCCCTCCTCTTATTCCACCACTCTTGGATTTCTTCCTCCTGTTTCTTGGCGAGGTCATTCAGTAATCTTTGTTCATCCTCTGTCAGGTCATTCCAGTGTGCTGCCAGATTCTCAAATCCTATGTGGTCGTGTGGGCCAGAATCCTCCCGGTTGGGAATTTCTTTCTGCTTAGGAACGATGACGTTCCAAAGCTTGATGTAAAGATCCTCTGGGATTCCATCCCAGCATTCTGCAACCTCATCGGCGCGGGTGGTTTCAAACATCGCGTGGGGTTTCATCTTCATCATCCTTTGGGGTTTGGGCCGCGCGGGGCGCGGCGAAGGGCAAAAGAAAAGGGCGGCCGAAGCCGCCCCCTGTAGGATTTTGCCCGGTTACTCGACCACGGGCGCGGCCGGTGCCTCGACCGCGATAAACCCGTGCGCCGCATCCCAGCGCAAATCGTCGTGGGCAAGGGCGGCCTTGTTGCCCGCCTCGACGCTGGCCTGGACGTACTGGGCAACCGTGTATCCATCCCGGTGCAGCCCAAACCGCGCGTAGGACTTGCCCGACGGGCGCTTGGGGTTTGCGGCCGAAATAAGGCGGATGACCTGGCCGGGTGCGAACCGGCCGGACACGTAACGCGCGGCCTTGACCTTGACCGGCGCGGCCACGGGGGCGACCGGCGCGGTTTCGACCGGCGCGGTTTCGACGGGCGCGACCGGCGCGGTTTCGACGGGCGCGGACTTGGCATTGCGATTTTTGCGGGACATAACTACCATCCTATTAAACCCCCTAGGGGGCGAACCGGGCTAGCCGATTGGCTAACCAACATTGCTACAGTACCACAATACGCCATCAAGTACATGTGGCAAGTTGACACACCCCCCGTTAAACCGTTCGGGTATAGCGGTTGTATTGGGCTAATTGCACAACCGCTCGGGCACAACCGTTATGCATTTTCGTATATAACGCTTCGGCCCTAGCGTCGTATCCCATATGTACAACGCCCGTCGTATCCACATATGTACAACGCCCGTCGTATCCTAAATGTACATCGGTTGTGCTGCTCGGCAATGCACGCGTCGTATCCTAAATGTTCAACGGCAAAAGACAGTCATTTCGATTTGGGTCCCCTTCGGGGTATATCCCAGACCCAACGACGACGACTTTTCAACTTTATGATGAGACTCAAAAACCCCATCCCATCCACCCCAAACCCAGGATCTTTATTCTCAGACAATAAACCGCAAACCCAAACCCCACGCACGATGCCCCGTAAACGCCGGACAAGGCGTTTACGCTTGTATTCAGGGACAACCCTGTGGTATATTGTTGTCTTGAAATAAAGCGTTTACGCTCGGTCCCTACGGGCTTGACAAATGAAAATCTGTCCATGTTGCGGGAAACAATTTAGACCTAAACGGAACAACCAAATCTACATAAACGCGAGGCACCGTTCAGCTCACTTCAACGTCCTCCACGATATTCCCGGTCAACTGCGCGCTCAACGAGCGACGAAGAAAGTAGTGCGGCGACCCTGAGAAGGATGCACTCATGTCGCCGCTGCGGACTGTTATTTTCATATGCAAGGTCACCTGTCCGCTGGACCTTGTCGCAGCTCTGGTCGATGCCCCTCTCTTGGGCATCTTCTGACCACCCGCTGCGCCGGGGTTGGGTGTTTATCTCCCGGTCAAGGTCGATGCTCCATTGGAACATTGACCCTCAAATCGGGTAGACCGGCGGTCCTTTAGGGGCACGCTTGCCACCTTTCTTCCGACGAGTTTCAACTCCACGCTTCGCCGCGTTGCTCCTAGCTTCCCCGGCCAACTCCCGCCTAAAGGTTTCCATATGCTCGGCAGGGATCTTGTCCTTGTGATTCTTGTAGCAGTTGAACTCGTGAGCCGTGAAGGTGTATTCGTCGAACGGGCGCAGAAATCGACCGCAGACGGCGCAGTCACGAGGAACTTTGAACTTCTTTCTTTGAGTCATTTCATCACTCTCCATTCTTCGGGGTATAAGTCGACGACGATGCAATCTCCCGGGTGGACCGGCGCTATCGTTGGTGATTCAACTAGTGAACTTTTTGTGACAAAGCATTCCAGAACCTTGATAAAGATCCACAGTCCTCCCTGAATTATCTTCAGGATAATCCCAATGGCGAGCAAAGCGCCGCCGACGCAAACCATGATAGCGGCCATGAGTAACAGAAATAGGGTCATTTGTGCTGCGGCCAATTGCCAGATGTGAGACCATCGTACAGTGAGGCGATAACCAGTCGGCAAATTTCCCTATCCCAAACATCGGTTCGTGGTGTTTCTTTTTGTAATCTGTCAACCAACTGAAAAAAGCCGCGTTGTTCTTTTCCTGTTGGTGACAAGAGGTTTGCTGCCACCAACAGATGTTGGAGTGCGTCGTATGCCTCGGACATTGGTAAGTTCTTCCTTTTGTACGCAAGTGTATTGTAGCACATGAAACCGGCGGTTGCAAGCAGACCCTTTACCAATCGCGATGCACTACAAACCACGTCGTATCTTCTTTCACATTCAACGACCATCTATTCTCGGCAATCATGACGCGCACTGTGTTTACGTTATACCCGGTCTCATTGGATATCTGCCGTGCGGTCAGCCCGTATTTCCGCAACCCATATACGATCCGAGCCTTGGTCCCTGGCTTGGGGACAGGCCAGCCATCGTCGTCGCGTGGTCTTGTCATCATTCCTCTTCTCTTTGAATCACTTCCCTCGCCTCTTTCATCCCAATTCCCAACGACTTTGCTACTTTAATCACAAAAGCATTCTTCTTCCGGTACTCTCTCATTCTTGCGTTGTATACTTCCCGTTGTTCTGGAGTCCGATTCCATTGACCATTAGTCCAGGTGGCTTTCTTTGCAAGATATCGGTTACGGAAATACTGACTACGATCTGCCATGAGCTTCTAACACATCTTTCCAACTTTCATAAGCCTCGCCTTCAGGATCTATCCCGGTTAAGTCCTTGCCAAACAATCTCGCGACTCGCATGATGGCGTTGTGATGTTTTTCTTTGATGAGCACAGCCATCAATCCCGCACACTGCTGAGGTTTATCACCTTGCCGTTTGCGACTGTCGTTGAAGTATTTGTACTGAACTGTCTTGTGGCATTGGAAAGCTGTCGCAGTCTTTATTTCTTCTAAGCGTTCAGCATCAAGCTGAAACAGTTCGCCTTGGCCCTTACGAAAAGGGCACGTGACGCATGGTCTTTTCAAATCAAACATCACGTGTCCCTTTTCATCCTCCAGGTTACGTCAAGTCTACGTTGTCACCAATCTCAACTAACACGTCACCGAAGGTTACGTCCCGATCTTCGTTACACGCTTTCAGCCACGCACTATACGCATAACTGTTGAGCTGTTCTGCTTTTCCGTTTGATGAATGCCAATCCGTCCCGACAGATGTGAGATATTTAGCTGCGGCGCAGATAGTATTGTCACTATAGAGAAAGGGCTCATTCTTCGGTTGTTTTTCCAACCACTCCTTGAATCCTGCGAGTGATGGTAAGTCCCAGTTGGGGTTATTGAGCATTGGTCCATTCTCCTTTAGTTGCTTACTTCGTATTATACCACAGTATGCACGCGAACGCTACTGTGATGGTAGCAACTCCTCGACAGCGATCATATGCTCGGATAATTCAATCACTGCTTGTCGTCCATCCTTTTCGGCTTCTTTAAGTAGTAGTGGATACCCGCTATCAATCGACGCCTTAACCTCATCCCGGTTAGCAGTGCGACTTTCGCAGAACCACCAAATGTCTTCTGGATTCCCTATTCTGATGAGCCACTCTTTTTCTACGCCAGTGCGGAATGGTGTATATTCCAGCGTAGTCCACACGGCTACCGCGCCTGGATTTCGTTCGATCATAAGACCAGGAGGGTTAACCGCTCCTATATCTTCCAAGTCCTTGGGGTTGCGTTTCATACGCGGCTTAGTCAGGAACGGGCACGCAGTCGCGGAGAAGATCGCACATTCAAGATGACACGGCGGCTCTGATGTTGTTCTGGTCACCGTACACATTGGACCTATCACAAAGCTCATGTACTTGCCGAGCTTATCCCCACAAACCCAACACAGATGCTTCTTGACCGCGATGGCACGCTTGTAATAATCAGCAATCCTGAAGTCTCTCGTACCATCCGGCATAGTCTGAACAAACCAGGGAATTGGGAATCCCCTAGAATCTAGTGGGAGATGCTTCATATGTGGTGGAAGTGGCGGTAGGTCCGCCCGCAGTGAATGCTCAGTCATGTGTCCTCCTTTACCTTTGGCGTGACATCTTCGAACTGAAACAGACGACTAGACAGTTCGGACTTAAAGTTTCCGAACTCTACCGTGCGTAAAGTGAAGTTGCCACTGAGTTGCCACGTTGTCCCCTCCCGGTTAGTCACGTATAACTGACAGTAGACATGAGGCACTCCTGGAGCTTTCATGTATTGAATTTTGAAAATGGTCATGCAGCCTCCTTTGGGAACCGACAGTTTGGGCAACGATGCGTCCATTCATCACTGCTCCAGAATGGAGGCAGGGCCGTCCACCCCTCCCTTCGTAGCACTTTCACGGCTAATTGAAAGTCATCTGTAGCCGTGTCCAATGTTTCATGACAGTTGTCGCACTCAAATTCAATCAGACCCTTGATCCAATGGAGCGTCATGCACTATCCTCCTCCGTTCATATTCAGTCAGAACAGCGTTTTCCACGTGGCAATACAACTCCTGGTCAAATATAGGGTCATAAATTCCGTGTTTCTCTATAAAGTCAACAAGTGCCAGGACCTTGGCGTATGAAACACCAAGTTCCTGGGCTATGGAGAAGTAAGGAAATGATAAACTCATGTATCCTCCGTTGAATCAACCTCGTCGAACCAGCTAATGAATTCGTTGAGGGTTGTCCTATCTTCTTCGCTTGCAGCCTCGACCAATGCTTTTCTCTTTTCATTGTATGGCCCATCTTCGTTGACTATATCTCCTAGTAGATCAAAAAACTGCTCAAGCTTTGCCTTGTTCATGGACTTCCTCCTTCTTGGGGTACGTGACCCCTTTGCCGAATTTCCATTCGAAGTTCGTGCAGTCGCCGCCGTCGGTGATAATCACCCGGTTAATCACTCCTATCAGTGCAGCGGGTCGTTCAGTATAGGACTTTGCAACAGTGACTGCTTCTTCAGCACTAACGTAACGGCGCACATATTCATATGTGTCGTTTGGATAGAATATGCACACTGAGAATTCTTTTTCGTTACTCATTTGTTATTTCCCCAATCTATTGGAGGTAATCTTATGGGTTTTGGGACCATGGGCTGGGGCTCTTCTGGCTTTGGCTCTTCTGGCTTTGGCTCTTTGGGCTCTTTGGGCTTTTCGGGCTTAGGCCATGATGTTTGTTTCGGCTGCGGCGTCGTTCGCGGCGGTGCAGGTCGTCCTACCGGTCGAATCGCCCGTGTGCTAGGAGGCGCAAACGATGATATTTCATCCAGAAGCTTTTGACCTTTGGATGGAGGAGTCATGTGCTGTTGCTTCGGCATCATATCTGGAGTAATTTTTTCTTTATTGGTGACTTGCACAAAGCAGATCGCATACCCAATCATGGCCCCGAAAGCAAATCCACCTATAGCAAAGACCCCTGCTAAGATTGCAATGTTCATCATCGCTTGGCCATTCTCATTGTTTCTAGTGATGTGTCTGACCAAGCCCATTGATCAATTTCTTTAGCAAGGGTGACCAATGTTTCAAACTGGTCTGTGGTGTCTTCATTGAATAGAGAACGCACAATGTTTCTGTAGTGTCGTGCTCCGGCAAAGAACACTGATCGTAGAAGTGCTACTGTTTCTGGTGTCATTTCTGGCATTTCAGTCAGTAGCTCTTGCCAGCCGTCCTCGATCGGAGTATCATTCATTATGAACTTTCCACTTCTTTCTTGAGATGCCCTTCTGGAGCGATGTTGTCTAATTTGATGATGTGGAGTGTAAGAAATTTTTCATCAGAACTCCAGAATACTGAATCCCCATCATTGAGGTCTAGTTCTCTGACAATGTCTACTGGAATAGTCACTACAAGACTATTCCCACTTTGCCGGATGTTACTATGTCTTGATAATGCTTTACTCATGGTCTTCTCACTTATTCCTCAGGTTTGTTGATGTAACGTTGGTGATTAATTTTTTACTTGTCAACTGCTCCGGGTTGTGGTAAGTCGGAATTCCTAACGGACGCAGTGCTCTTTGCAGTGATGCTTTGTGCCACGTCGCGTTAGCGGACTCCTTTAAAAGCTGTCGCTTTTCAAAGGAGTGATTTTGTATTATGTCAAAATCCAATGAGCCTGATATCACCTTCCCGGAATCAGCCCACGAATATAACGATCCGGACCTTTCTCCCAAAGAGTTTCTGCTGGCCATTATGCGTGACCAGCGGTTGCCTGTCCCTACGCGCATGGAAGCAGCAGCCAAAGTCGCTGTGTATGAGCATCCCCGGTTAGCGCAGACGAACCAAGACATTTCTGGTGGTCTTAGAATCGTTATCGAAGGTGGATTGCCTGCTCTTCCCGGAACTGACATTATCATGCCGAATCTTAACCGGGAACCACTGGCTAAGAAATCGAATGGGTCAGGGTAAGTTTCTGTGTACATTGTGGTATAGTACCACGTGAAGTTTAAAAATGCAAACATCACATAGTATTCATGTATCCGCGCCTGTTGGGTCCTCCCTGTGCATGGTGCGGCTAGGGGAGTCGGTCGGCTGTGGCAGCAATCTCACAACCGACTCCCCGTCCATTTGGGTTTAGTCTATGAACGTACATGTTGAGTCTTCTATACGAACTATTGGTCTACCAAGATTTCATCCTGGACAAGTTAACGCTTTTAATATTCCAGCTAGATTTAAAGCTTTGCGTTGTGGACGACGTTGGGGTAAGACAGCATTTTTGAAGACCATCGCTTGCGATTTTGCAATGAGAGGTGCTCTGGTCGGTTGGTTCGTACCAAACTATCGGTATGCGAGTGAATCATATACTGAAATCGAATTAATTCTTGATACTTCAATTGTTTCTAGTTCACGTAACTTAGGAATCATTAATACAAACACTCAAGGTCGAATTGAAATTTGGACTTTGGAAGATGAAAAGGCTGGTCGATCGCGACGTTATCATCTTGTTATTATTGATGAGGCTGCATTCACCAAGCCAAATATGACTGCAATTTGGGAAAAGGCAATTCGACCTACGTTACTGGATTATAGAGGAGCAGCTATTGTTGCTAGTAACACAAATGGAATCAATGAAGAAAATTTCTTTTGGCGGATATGTAGTCTGCCCGAGTATGGTTTCAAAGAGTATCATGCACCTTCCCATTCTAACCCTTTCCTACCCGCAGATGAACTGGCTCGACTCGAGACAGATAATCATCCACTCGTATATGCCCAAGAGTATTTAGCTGAGTTCGTTGACTGGTCAGGTACATCATTCTTTTCCCTGGCCAATTTGCTGACAGAAAATAGACCTGAATCATTTCCTAAGCGATGTCTGTATGTCTTTGCGACTATGGACACGGCTGTCAAAACAGGTAAAGAAAACGATGGCACTGGAGTTATCTATTGGGCCTATGAAAAACTTGGTGAAGAGCATTGGTTAAAGATTGTTGATTATGAATATATGCAGATTGAAGGCTCAATGCTTGAAATGTGGCTCCCGGTTGTGTATCGTAATTTGGAGGAGTATGTTGTTAAATGTGGAGCCAGACTTGGGTCCAGGGGGTGCTTTATCGAAGACAAGGCCAGTGGTTCTATTCTTATACAACAGGCCAGACGACGAATGTTGCAAGTTGGCGAACTTCCCCACAAGCTTACTCAGCTCGGGAAAAGCGAAAGAGCGATAAACGTCAGTGGCTACGTTTTCAGAGGACAAGTAAAAATCCTCGAGACAGCGTACGATCGTGTAATGACGTACAAGCAAGTCACCAAGAACCATTTACTTGGTCAAGTCCTCGCCTTCCGTGTTGGCGATGTTGAAGACCGAGCAGATGATCTACTAGATGCTTTTACCTATGGTGTCGCCATTAGCTTGGGTAATTGGGAGGGTTTTTAGTGGTTATTACAGATGTTGATGTTGGTTTTTATGATGTATTGGTTCGTGACACTGGAGGCGAAAGTATAAGTCTTCAGTTTCAATTCAAGTGAGCAATGAGGTCATTAAATGGCAGTTTATGCTGTGGACTCTACAAAGGCTGGCACGTCGCTTGTGGCAGCTACTGGAACAATAAGCGGGATCACGGCGGCGGCTGCACCAGTGATCACAGACAAGGATACGCAGATTTGTTTAACGGATGGACCTGGAGGTCCTATCTTATACGCTGCGACTCTATTGGGTCTGGTGTTTCTGTTTGAACCAAGACCGGGGGTTGCTCTTACTCCCGGTACAACTGCTCCAGTTTTTCCAAGATCACTTGGTATATCAAAATCATATAAGAATGGTGTCTATGTTCAAAGTTGCCCGACAGGAATTTCACTCTCAGTAACAGCAGCATAGAAAGAACTACTGTTCCTTATAATGTAGCGAATGGGATTATAGTAGAGCCTCCTCTTACAACGAGTGAAGATGCACAGCCGGCGAAATAAGGAGTCTTACTAATGGCCTTTCAATATGGGACGACGTTACGGAACAATCAAGTTTCGCAGCTTCAATCCACAATCGGTGCCAGTGGCGTTTTAAAGATATTCAGTGGAGCAGAACCTGCGAACTGCGCTGCTGCTGATCCTTCGGGATTGCTGTGTACTATTACACTCCCGGCAACTTTTCTGACTAGTTCTGGTGGTGTTACCACGATTGCTGGATCATGGACCGCGAATGCAAGTGCTACTGGAACTGGAGCATGTTTCCGTATGTATGATGGTTCTGCGGTGTGTCATATTCAAGGAAATGTCACGACTGATTTGGTGCTGAATAACACCAGTATTGTGTCTAGTCAAACAGTGACGGTTACTTCGTTTACTGTCACTGCTGGGAATGCTTAATATTTTACAGAGTTGATTCTTGGTTGGTAGATGGTTGCTGTAGGAAATATAGGAGCAATAGCTAATACTTCGGGTGCGACACTGTCCCTGACTGGTGTCGATGTTGCATCTGGGTCAACCATCGTTGTAATAGTACAGGAGCAAAACACTTCCGGACTAAACGGTACCATTTCTGATGGTGTCAATACGTGGACCTTGCAGCTATCAGCAGCTCTAAATGGAGGTTTTGCCAACGGCAACGGCATGATGTTCACCGCTGAGAATGCGTCGCTCAGTGGCGGAACAATTACCTATACCAAGAAAACGAGTGGTGTTGCTGCTGGTATGACGGCCATCTATGTGACCGGCGTTCCACAACAATCTGTTGTTGCTGGTAGCGGTAAAACTCGTGTTGGGTCTGGCCGTGGACCAGGAATAGATACAGGGATTGCTCAACACGATCTTGCTGTTGGTGGAGTCTGTATTCAAGGTGGAGGTGTTACCTTCACACAAGCGAGTGATGGTCCTTGGATTTCTCCACCAAATGCGGATAGTGCAAATAGAACCTTTGGCGGAACACAACGCGCTTACAAAAACAATCCTTTATACGATCCATCGTGGAACATTGCAAAAAACTACGCGGCGTTTGTTCTTGCAATCAAATCTTCAGTCTCCTGCACACTGGATCTTACACAAGAAGCGCAGACACTTTCTTCGGTCGTCACTGTTGATATTGTCGGCACGCTCGGCCGTACACAAAGCAACAATACGATTTCGGCAATAGTTAAGGTCAGTGTAGAAGGAACACTTGCTTGTACTCAAAGCAATAATACGATTTCTGGTATAATCTCTGCCATTAGTGCCGGTATACTCGGTATCACGCAAACGGCTGAAACATTAGTTTCAAATGGAATAGTTTCTGTTCGTAGTACATTAGGAATCACACAATCTGTTAACACATTATCTGCTACTGGATCGTCATCCATTTTGGGGGCACTAAGTACTTCTCAAGCTGCTAACATTCTTTTATCAGTTGGTAGGGTTACTGTAGAAGGTATTCTTAATCTAACCCAAGCTAATCACACTATTTCGGCTCAGGGCAAAGTTGATGTAAGAGGTTTATTAAGTACTACTGAAGCTGATGACACGATATTGGCATCTGGAAATGTCCCCTTTCCTGGTCTTGCTGGTTCTCTTAGTATCACGCAAGTTGCACAGACTTTATCAGCCACAGGTAAGATTCCTTATGTAGGTATTCTTAATCTTACACAAGATAATGAAACTTTTTCTGCTGATGGAAATGTTATAGTCAGTGGTACTTTTAATCTAACGCAAGCAAATGAAACCTTTTCAGCCGGTGGAAGAATTATAGTTGGTGGTGATTTACTTCTTACACAAGCAAATGGAACTTTAGTCGCTGCGGGGAAAATCTTAGTCAGTGGTGTAGTCAGCGTTATACAAGAAAATGAAACTTTATCGTCTACTGGTTTTGTTGCTATTCGTGCTACGCTTAGCATCATACAAGTTGCAGAAATATTATCAGCAGACGCTACTCTCACTGCTAGTGGCACTCTAAATTCTTCTCAGACTGCACAGACTCTTTCGGCAACCGGTGCAGTTCTTTTTGGTATTGTTGGTAATCTTTCTGTTCTTGAGGATTTAGATACAGTAGATATTTCTGGGCTAATTACTGGATATATTGGTGCATTGAATGTTGTTCAAGAAGATCACACATTAGATTCTGCAGGTTTGGTGGTTGTTCGTGGTACACTTAATACGATACAAGCTGCTGAAATCTTATCTGCAACTTCTGTTGTTAATGTTTCTGGTAATCTTGTTGTAATTCAGACAACCCAATCATTTTCAGCTATTACTAGAGTTACGGTTTCTGGTGTATTGAATGTTACGCAAGCGGCAAATACTCTAGCTTCAACTGCAACTGGTCCAGCTTTTGCTGCTCTTACTGTTGCGCAAGCTGATCAAATAGTTTCTGCTTTTGCTGCGGCTCTTGATGGACCAGAATGTAGGCTTCATAAGGTACAAGAAGATCAATCGATTTCTGCTTACATTCCGGTTGTAGTAAGCATCGGATTAGGAAAAAATACAACAGACTGTATAGATTTAGCACAAAAGATGTTGGAAGGACAACTTGAACTCTCTGGTGAAGAATCTCTGCCAGATCCGCCTCCAGAATGGATTACTAATTTTTCAAGAGTAGTGAAGTCACAACCCTTGTTGATTAGACCAAGAAAATTGATGGGAACGCAGTTATTAGTGAACACATATCATATGAAACCAATCGGGAAACCTAAACCTCCCAAACTATACTTGACAAAGGTAGCCTAATCTCATAGGAGAATTATCATGGTTACAGTTACAGATGCAGATGTGGGGCAAGAAGCTGCAACTGAAGGAGTGCTGGAAGGTATTGTTATGCTGACAGCACCAACTCAATACGACAATGATTATTTTTGTCTGATGGATGGTGATGTAATTCTTTTCAATATTCATGTGGCTACAAGTGCTATCGGTCCTGGGAGTGTTCTTCTAGCTGATGGGACTATTAGCTATCAAAAGTTGACATTAAAAAGTATTCCTAAGGGAAGTAGTTTTGAACTTACAATGGCTCTTCCTCCTGTTCTTTCTGTTCTTGTTCCTGATACTGCTGTTTCTGGTGATCCAGACTTTACGCTATCTTGTACTGGAACTGGATTCACTAAAGGGACAGTTATCAAGTTTGGTAGTAATGATGAACCTACGACTTTTGTTTCGGATACAGAAGTAACTACAGGCGTGAAGCCATCTCTCTTTGCTCCGGCTGTAGTCCCGGTATCTGTACACACTGGAACATTAACTTCAGATCCATTGGATTTTACTTTTACGGAACCAGTTGTTGAAGATACTTATAAGGGTTGATAATGGACTGTGTATTGATGACACAACAGATGCAAAGTGGGAGGAACAGTTTGCGTGTTACTTCTACTTGTATATCCCCATTCTGGATGTCTGATCTTGCAAGATATGTACGTTCACAACCATTGTTGATGAAGTCCGGTGGAACATCAGAGTTTCTAGCTCATACGTATCATTCAAAACCAATTGGACAGCCAATATCTCCTGTTCTATCTGTTAGACAAACGTATCACTCGAAACCAATGGGAAGACCAGGATTCCCAATCTTGGCTACAAGAGGTTCTCTTATTCCGGTTTAATGCATGACGACTATTTCCAACGGCGTGATTACTACAACTCCCGGTAATGCTCTGCAAGAGCTGCTGGTAGCTCCTGATATTGTGCCTGGAGATGTTGTTAGTTATCAAACATGTAAAGAAATCTATCTCTATCACCCACTTGGGGCACGAATTGCTGAAGGACCAGTTTCACTAGCTCTTTCACAGAAACGAGAAATTAAAGTTCCGAGTAGTCCTAATGAAAAATGTGCTGATGCTTTCAGGGAGGAATGGAAAAGTATGGGTTGTGATTTTCTAGTTCACAACCTTATTACCGTGAGTAGGATTTATGGGATTTCATCTATTGCGATGTTGATAGATGGAGTTAAGAGTAACGATAAAATTGATTTTTGGGACCTTCCTGATCTCAATATTGCTTTTAATGTTCTTGATCCTCTTAACACATCTGGGAGCTTGGTACTTAATCAGAATCCCAACGCCATGGATTTTATGAAGTATTCGCAGATAGCAGTTAGCGGAACTTCTTATCATCCTTCTCGTTCGGTTACAGTGACAAATGAAAAGCCGATTTATTTGGGGTATACAACTTCTGCTTTTGGTTTTGTGGGTCGTAGCGTTTATCAACGTTCTTTTTACCCTCTTAAATCGTACATCAAAAGCCTTATTGCGGACGACTTGGTTGAAACTAAAGTCGGTGTTTTAGTTGCCAAGATCAAACAGCCTGGAAATTTCGTCGATAATATCATGGCTTTTGCTGCTGGTTTCAAGCGATCTCTTGTAAAAGAGGCTGAAACCGGGAATGTACTCAATATTACGCCTGATGAGGACATTGAATCCCTTAATATGCAGAACTTAGAGGGTCCTCATGTTCTTGCGCGTAGAAATATTCTCGAAAACATTGCAAATGCGGTCGATATGCCAGTCAAACTCCTCACTCAAGAGTCTTTCGCAGAAGGTTTTGGAGAAGGATCTGAAGATGCGAAAGCCGTGGCGCGCTACATGGACCGTCTTCGGGAGACGATGGACCCTGTATATCGATTCTTAGATCGAATTGTAATGCATCGGGCATGGAGTCCATCATTTTTTGAGTCTATGAGAGTGCAGTTTCCTGAATATTACGGAAAAATACCATATAAGGAAGCCTTTTATCAGTGGTTGAATAGCTTTCAAGCTATATGGCCTTCGTATTTGCGCGAACCTGACTCTGATCAGGTCAAGGTTGACGACACAAAAATGAAGGCAGCTATCTCGATTTATCAAATTCTTCAGTTTGATTTTGATCCAGAGAACAAAGCACGACTGATTGCATGGATTGCTGATGCTGTCACAAACAATAAGCTCCTATATTCGAGTCCATTAAACCTTGATTATGAGAAATTACTTAAACAATTGAAGCAAGATCATAAATTTAAGGTAGACCAACAAAAAGCGGGTTTGGAGCCTGAAGAAAACGTACCTGATTTCCCCAAAGTTAAGATGGCACGCGCTGATTCTGGTGAAACAGGCGTAATTCAGCTTCTTGAGCATTTGAAAAATGCCGCTAAATAGTGAAATTGCAAGTTCTTTAACGTATTTGCGGAAGAAATACAGAGTTTCGGAGCGCGATTTGGTTGCTTTAGCGAAAAAATTGCAAGTTGAACCAGAAAATGAAGAAACTTGGGAAGAAATCACTCGGAATTACCTAAAACAGCGAAGAATTAGACAATTAAGTAGAGCAACAAGATAATGCCTCTCACTTCAAAAGGCAAAGAAATCAGGTCTGCTCTTGTTAAAGAGTATGGTCATGATAAAGGCCGACAGGTTTTCTACGCTATGAAGAATGAAGGTAAGATTACTGGTGTTGATGATGCTCACATCGCTCCGCATCTTAAGGGTATTATCACGAAATTACGTGATGGTGCGATTGCATTGACAGCTAGGATGGATGCTTTCCAACAGCAACAACATCAGCGTAAACCTAAAGACGTAAAGCCGCGTACCAAGGATGGAATGCAACCGTCTAATCCACATCCTAAGGAAGTTGGATGACTACTGTCGCGGCAGGAATTCTTTTTAAATCTCCGAATGGGCGTATATTGCTCTGCCGTCGTACTGATGGGCTGGGATGGTGTACCCCTGGAGGAGTGCAGAAAGATGGAGAAACCATCGAATCTTGTGCTGTTCGAGAATGTCTCGAAGAAACAGCCTATAACCCCGGACATGCTGGAAAATTACTTACTCGCCGTATCAGAGATGATGTTGATTTCACAACTTTCTTATATAACTGCGACGATGAATTTACTCCAAGGCTTAACCACGAACACGATGCTCATGTCTGGATTAATCCGGACTACGCGACTACATTAAGTCTTCATCCTGGTGTAATTATTGCTTTGCGTAAGATGAAAGGAATGAATGAACTGGAGCTGGCTGAAGCAATAAAGGATGGAGAACTTGTATCACCACAATATATTGAAAATATCTGCTTGGTCGATATGCGGATCAGTGGTACTGGATTTAGTTTCCGACCTAAACTCAATGAGTGGGTCTATCGGCGTGATACCATTTATCTCTCTCCTGAGTTTCTGCGTCGTTGTAGTGGTATACCTATTATACTTGATCATCCGAGCTCGCAAATTCTAAATTCCGATGAATTTTCTAAGCGTGTTGTAGGAACGATGTTCATTGCGTATATTAAAGGAGATGAAGTTTGGGGAATAGCAAAGATCTATGACAAAGGCGCAATGGTTGCTATTGTCAACAATCAGTTATCTACTTCTCCTAGCGTTGTTTTCAGAGACCCTAAAGTCAATTATAATTTGGAAATGGAAGATGGAGCTAACCTTCTGGTTGAAGGTAATCCAAGCTTTGTCGATCATTTAGCTATTTGTGAAAAAGGTGTATGGGATAAAGGTGGTGATGCCAGCGGTATTCGTATTGATAATGATTCTGAAGCTTCTGGTCAATTGACTGAACAAACTGTCACCGCAAAGAAAGATATGAGTGAGTTACCAGCTCCATCACTACCTCCTCAAGGAGTTAGTGATGTTCCAGCAGGACCGATGCAAGGTATTCCACCCGGTTTAGCTGGACTTGCTGATGGGTTGAATAGGTTTACAGATCGACTTGCTAGTTTCATG